AGTAGACGAAGAAAATGACCGCATGGCATTTGGAAAAGCGGTTGAAGCCAAACTCGAGGAGAAGAACACATGACTGAGCGACTGATTGAAAAAATTGACCGCCTTGCAAATGCAGCTGGCATCAAAGAGGTGACGCCTGAGATACGCAGGTTTGCTATGTTGGTGCGAGAGGATGTTGTAGCTCAGTGGCCTCAGCGTGAATGGGGCGCGGAACTAGCGGAAGAAATACTCAAGGAGAAGAACACATGACAGAAGAAGACGACGAGTTCGCACGCATCGAGCGTGAGCAAGCTATGGGCTGGCGCAAGCAACACATTCAACACTTCAAGGCACTAGACCCATACCGCAACATGGTGCTGGAAGAAGTGGCGCAAGAGTTTGAAAAGATGCTTGCGTTTGGTGACACAGCCGCCAGCTTTGCGGCGTTTGTAAGGGGGATGAAGCGATGAATGATGCTCTTTGGGTTGTGATCGGCGCTATGACGGTGCTGACCTGTGCCGCCTTGTGGGGGATTGTTACAGAGCTGTTTCGTCGTTGTTTCAGTAACGACTGGTGTAGCCATGACTGGGGTATGTGGGAAAACAGGCGCGACGAGTGGAGCCAGCAAAGGTTCTGCAAGAAGTGCAACATGATGGAACGCAGAGTGCCATGATTCAAACCGTCAAGACCTACACAGGGGACACACGCTGGAGGCAGAACGCCTCTGGTGTGCGTGAACTAACCTGTCGGGTCAGGGAGTACACCATATGGAGCTGCACCAAATGCAGTTTGTATTTTTGGTCACTAGAAAAAGCGAAGGAACACACGCATGAAATGCCCAGAGTGCGGCGCATGGTCGCTAGTTAAAGGCACAAGAGAATCACCAACCTTTGGTTACATGAGAAGGAGACAGTGTGCAAACTACCACAACTTTACAACCCAAGAAGTCCTCGTCCCGCAAGAAGCCATCGACGAAGAGCGCAGAAAAAATGTCCTCAAAGCTGGAGTCATTGGACGTGCAAAGAAACTGGCCGTTCAACCGCGTAGACGGAAGGCTACTTGAGCGCTTACATAAACAACGTTTCAACTTACTAGAAGAAAGCCCCTTATGATTCTCACCTCAAACCAAATAGAAATGTTCCCTGAACTAAACGAAACGGAGAAGCAACAAATGGAAGAAGCAGCACGCGTGTTCGGCGCTATGGCCGACAAGTACGAACAACAACTCAACGGCACCCGCGCCGATGACATACAAGCTGGCGGCTCACACTACAAAGACATGGGCGTTCAACCTTGGACCGTGATGGAAGCGTTACTCACCAAGGAAGAGTTCATTGGTTACCTCAAGGGCAACCTCATCAAGTACGCCATGCGCCAAGGCAAGAAGGATTCACCCGACGCTGAGAAGTGGCATCACTACAAAATGAAACTGGAGGAGATTACAAATGGCTAAGTTCAGAAAGAAACCCGTGGTCATCGAGGCCACGCAATGGTTCAAAAATGGCGACCACCCGCTGGATTACAGCACCGAGGAACAGCAGCGCCAAGGCTGGGAGGGTGAAGTTGTGCGTTACTTCCGGCACCCCATGTTGAGTGGCACTAATACTTGCGAGCATTGTGGTGACATCTTTCATAACCACGGCTGGATTGACACGCTTGAAGGCGGCCACATTGTGTGCCCCGGCGACTGGATCATCACTGGCGTGAAGGGCGAACACTACCCATGCAAGCCTGACATCTTTGAGATGACTTATGAGGTGGCTGAATGACTGAAGTTGTACAAGGCTCACCAGAATGGCATCAACAAAGACTGGGGAAGGCCACTGCTTCTCGTATCTCTGACATTGTTGCCAAGACAAAGACAGGCTACAGCACCAGTAGAGCTAACTACATGGCTCAGTTGGTCGTGGAACGCATGACTCAGACTGTTGCTGAATCCTACTCAAATGCTGCAATGGAGCATGGTGTCGAGAATGAAACCTTTGCCAGAGCCGCATACGAGGCTAAAACAGGCAATATGGTCGATCAGGTAGGTGCTATTGACCATCCTAGTATTCCTATGTCTGCCGCCTCTCCTGATGGCTTGGTGGGTGACGATGGATGCCTAGAGATCAAGTGTCCTAACACTGCCACCCATATTGACACAATTCTTGGTGAAGAACCCGCTAAGAAGTACTTTGACCAGATGCAGTGGCAGATGCGATGTGCAGACAGAAGTTGGTGTGATTTCGTGAGTTTCGACCCACGAATGCCTAGCCATCTTCAGTTGTTCATCAAAAGAATCGAGCGCAATGACTTGTACATTGCAGAACTCGAAAAAGAGGTTATCCAGTTTCTTGCGGAAGTGGACGACAAAGTTAAAAAACTCAATGAAATTAAGGTGTAAATATGGAAACTAGGGACAATAGTGGCGTTTTGTTTAAATCAGATCGCAAGGAGAAGCCAAACCATCCTGATTATCGTGGGTCTATTGTTGTTAATGGAGACAACTATTGGATTTCTGGATGGATTAAGGAAGGCAAGAATGGCAAGTTCATGGGTCTTGCAGTGACTAAAAAAGAAGATCAATCTCAAGCACCACAAGCCAAGCCTAAAGCTGGCTTTGATGACATGGACTCGGACATCCCTTTTTAGAGTCTGACTGAATAAGAGGGAAAGTAATGCTGGCATTCGATACGCAAGGCAATTGCACCAGTGTTACGAGTACCTCACCTTTTTAAACAGGAGTGAATATGATTCATTATCACGGTCTTCCAATAACACCAACGCCTGTAGCCAACTATGCCGTTCAAGCTGGTCATGCGTTTGTGTCTTTTGCACATCCAGACCAACTATCAACAGCAATAGATGTTTGCCAGACATTTGCCATTGACAATGGTGCATTTAGCGCATGGAAATCAGGTAATCCAATCACAAATTGGCAGCCTTTCTACGATTGGGCATTGAATCTAAAGAAAGTACCTTCCTGCGATTTTGCTGTTTTGCCTGATGTTATTGACGGTTCAGAAGAAGATAACGATGCCCTGCTGCTGGACAACCCATTGCCGTTGTGGTTTGGCGCACCTGTTTGGCATATGCACGAATCCTTAGAGCGTCTTGAGCAACTAGCCAATACCTATGTTCGGGTTTGCATTGGAAGTTCAGGAGAGTTTTCTACGATTGGCACGTTTCAATGGTGGTCAAAGATTGGTCAAGCAATGCGAGTTATCTGTGATGACCAAGGTAGGCCATCTTGCAAACTGCATGGACTCAGAATGCTAGACCCTGCAATCTTTACAAAACTGCCATTTGCTAGTGCTGATTCAACCAATATAGCTCGCAATGTCGGCATGGATGGGAAGTGGAAGCATGGAAACTATCCACCACCGACCAAGGAAGCAAGGGCTCAAGTCATGAGAAGCAGGATTGAGGCACACAATGCGCCGCCTGTTTGGAGTTTTCATCAAGTTGAACAAGGGGTATTAATATGATTTACGCTGGAATTTACATTGCTGCACTGGTTGCCGCAAATCTGTTGGTTGCATGGTTTGGTGTTTGGTTTAGCCTTATCAATGCTTTTGTTTTGATTGGCCTAGACTTGTCCTTGAGGGATAAATTGCACGATCTATGGGAAGGCGAAAAGTTGCCTATCAAAATGGGTGGATTAATCGCAACAGCAAGTGTTATCTCTTATGCCATCAATCCAGCAACAGGCATGATTGCATTTGCTTCTTTGGCAGCATTCAGCTTGTCAATGGTGGCTGATTCACTGGTTTACCAATACCTAAAACATAAAGAATGGATGATTCGTGCCAATGGGTCAAATATTGCTGGTTCTGCTGTTGATTCTGTAGTATTTCCAACCATTGCTTTTGGTGGACTGATGCCTGAAATTGTTGCATTGCAATTCGTGGCAAAAGTTGGAGGTGGTTTTGTTTGGAGTAAATTTTTAAACAGGAGTGAATGATGAGTAAATTAGACGATATACATTTTGGTGGTGGCGTGAAGAAGTTCTTTGACTTGCCTATCTTTGGTCGGGCAAGAGCTTCAGACCCAATTACCAGCTTTGAAGCAGCAGATTCAGCTAAAGACTTGGCATCCAAGCACTTTGGCATCATTGTGGACTGTTTAAAGGCTCATGGTGCGCTTGGCAAGGATGGGATAGCCCAACATAGCGGCTTAGACTCAAATCAGGTTGCAAGACGTTTAAACGAGTTGTCCAATATGGACTTAATTGAGTTGACAGGACGCACAGTCAAGTCAAAATCAGGGCGTAATGAACGTGAATGGAAGGTCAAGCGTGCTGAGTAACGTCATCAACATCTTGCTTGTACTTGCATTGGGAGGAGCAGTGACGCTACTAGCTGTAGTCGCCCTGCTCTTTTTCCTAGACGATTAGGCCACCAAACCATTCAAGTAGGTGGTCTTACCAGCCACCTTGGTGGCAGTCAATTCCTGCTTCTTCAGGTTATTTGGGTCGTAAGACACATGAACCCAACCACTGTCAGGAATGCCCGGAGTGTAGAACTCAAGAATCAACTGCGTGTACTCAAGGTTATCCATAATCCACTGAGCCAGATCAGCATTGGCAACACCAACAATCTCAATGTCTGCGGCCATGCCTTTGCAGTGGTCAGAAGTCTTAGAGCCACCAACGGCAGCATTTGACTCAGGACTGCGATAGGCAGAGTTCACGGTGACAGACTTGCCAAAGTGTTCACGCACTGGTTGCAACACCATCTCGCAAAGGGTTTTCAGGTTCTCTAAAGCCTGTTCATCAGGGGTATTGTCCAAGCCCAATCGGGTAGCAGTGTCTGACTTTGTGAGTTCTTTGAGGGTGAAGTTGGCTGACAGGTTCATTGTTTCTCCTTTAAGGTTTCGTAGATGGATTCGTAGGCTTGTTGACAGGCGGTGAGTTGTCTGATTGCTTCATCTCCATCGTCTGTGATGGCGATAAGAGTTTGAGCAGTCGTTGAGTCAAGTTCGCCTCCCTCTTGACTGCTATCTCCGCTGGCAACGGTGGTATCTGAGGTGGTTTGTATGGGGCAACTGGTTTTGACAGGGAGCCGCAACCGCAAAGCACCAGAGGCAATAGCCAAATCACGCTCTTTTGAAATCTGTCTTGCTTTCTCATTTGATGTCCTTAATGCCGTAGCTGTTGATGTCACTGCTGTCGCCAAAGCAGCCTCTTTTGTCCTTGCAATAGCGTTTAAACGAGCAATCTCTAGTTGTTGAGAGACATTCTCATCATGCTTGCCCTTGAAGTAACCACCCCCAAAAGAGATGGTTACAGACAAGACAAACCCTAAGATTACCCAAGGGTTAAAGATACTCATGGCGCAGGTGGCTCATCGTTGTCATTGGCCTCTGCCTTGGCACTGGCATTGGCAATAGCCTTGACACCAGAACGACCCGCTACACCACCCAAGACACCAGTGATAAACACCATGATGGTGCTAATCTGTTGCGTGTAAACCTTGTCAATTGCCGCCATAGCACCATTCATAGGTTGAGTGACAAAGGAGACTGAGTACAGGAACATACCCATAGAAGCCAACAGGATAGTCACCAAGACCACGATAACGAATGCCCATACTCTGACTTCAATCTCGTCTGCGGTCAAACGGTTGTTTTGCTTATATCCAACGGTTGCCATTACTTTTTCTCCTCTGGTTTGACTAA